TGTATGTTGCCAGAGGACGGTGTATTTAAATTATAAGCGATAGCTTTAGTATTAGTAGCTAGTATGATTGACTGACTGTCATCTTTATTAGGATCAGAGAATGCACAAGAACCTTGTACTCCATTAATAGCATCGTCATCAATAGTTAATACTCCTAGTACTACGGTACCGCTAGGTGCGGCAGTGTATGTCTGGTTAGTTATCTTAACACTATCTGCATTTACTACAGTTATAGGAACCGGGCCGTCAACAACGGCCGGAGCTATGCCGGTTAAATTTGTTAACTCAATATCTCCAGTAGCACCGACAGTAAATCCGTGAGCTGACGCAAAGTTAATCTGTATGTTGCCAGAGGACGGTGTATTTAAATTAATAGAAGCTGAGTTAATAGTCGAGTCCCTAATGAAGCAAGGTATAGTTAACGCTCCACTAGTAGCTATAGGTGCTAACACTAAGTCAATACCCTTACGTACTTGCCACTCACCGTTAGTACCCATACGGCCGTTCTGTGAATCCGCTAGTGTGCCCGGCTTTAACTGATCCGGCCTTAGCCTATTATTAAAACCCAAGAAGCCACGGTCACCGTCTTCCATAACCTTGTCATCCAATTTTCCGTATGTACTATATCTAGGCATTAGCAGTTCCAAGCTCTCCTTGACCAATAGTTAGCTGAAAGTTTTCCCTTACCGCCCTTGATACCAGCACTACGTGCACAGTAGCTTTTCTTACGAGCTGGACGATTTTTCTTGATTGTCATATTCGCGTCTCCGAAACGAACAATCTTTTCCTTACCATCTTGGCAAGCTTTTACAACGAACTTCTTACCGCCTTGAACTTCTCGGCGGGGTACGTTGCATTTCATTTTGTCTTTGTCTGCCATTGTATTAAATTTTATTATAGTTAAGTATATATAACACTCTGAGATGTACCATCCGTTGTGTTGCCGGATGGGCTGGTTGCACCACTTGTGTTGCCGGATCCGATAGTTGCATTATCTGCGTTTACAACCCCAGATCGCCTAGATATTATTCCGAATGCTCCGTTACTATCAACACTCGCCAAGCTAGTAGCGTGAACATAAGATGCTGATACGCTAATACCATCACTTGAATTTGAATTAAATGTTCCGCTTGTAACTGTTGCTGTCGACGCTTCTGTCACACTTAATCCGTCCCCACTATTATTTGAAGAAATACAACCATTGGAACTCAACGAAGAACAGTTTTCCAATAAAATACCGTCAGAACCACTATGACTTACATCTAATCTGCTTCCAGAAAAATTACCATTTATTAGGTGCACTCCATAAGATCCACAGCCTACTCCATTGCCACCGACAGTAATGTCATCACCTACAACATTTCCATTAGAAGCAATAAAAATCCCAACATCAGCTATATTTGTTAATGTAACATCTTCTGCATATATCACCCCACCCTCATTAGCTAAGATACCTTCACCCGCTGTATTGTCAGCTCTTTTTCGTATATCATTTGCGGTCCCGCCTTTGCAGTAAATTACGCCGTTGCGGTTAGCAAAATAAGCGTCACCGTAAATAACTGAGCTAGTTGAATCCTCCGCAAAAAGAGCGGCACCTATTGATGCTACAAAAGCATCTGAACCGCAATTATTAACATCAACCTCATTTGCTAAAATGTAAGCACCTTCATTTGAAAATACTCCATTTCTAGCAAAAAACTTAAATACCACATCTGTTCCAAACTGTAAAGCTCCACCGTTTTGAACCTTGCATCCGATGGGATCCGAACCGTTACCCGCACCCGAAGTTGGACTTCCGTTAGTATGACCAGAATAATTATTACCATTAAACGTTATCTTATCGATAAGCTTTATATTATAATTTCCATCAAGCCCTATTGCGTACATACGTTGTGCTGCTTGCCCCGTAAAATCAAATACTAAATTAGTAGAAGAAGAAGCAGCTCCCTCTATACTTATCATTTGACCATCTGGATGCTCGTACTGGATATTTACTCCAGCACCTTGATTAGTAGCTGTCATATCTACGTTATGAGTTCCAGCGGGTATTGATATTTTTAAAGGTGCAAGTATTCTTCGGTAAGGAAGGTAATTTGAAAATATTTCTTTGTAACCAAATGTGGTGGGAACGGTAATGGTGGTTGATGAAACAATGTTGCCAGCCGGAAATGTTTCGGAGCCAATTTTAAAATTGCCGTCACCATAAAACTTAGAGTAATCAATTGTCCCGGAAATAAGATAATTTCCAGTTGGAACAAATATTCTACTTGAAGCTGCTTCAGCAGTTTGAATAGCTAAAGTGTCATTAGTTACACCATCACCGACTGCACCATAATCTTTTATACTAACAATGGAAGGTATCTCGACAGTTTTCCCCAACTTCACCTTAACATCATTGATGTTTATAAAGTCATTCTTTAGCCCTAAAACACCTTTAAAGTTTTGGATTGTTGAACCATCAACTTTTTCTGGTAAATTCTGTAATTTTTCTAACCGTGGCATTATGCTTTTTTTACTTTTGCTTTGGGTGTGTTGGATACAAATTGTTTGCCTTGTGCTCCTCCAGCTTTTTTCTTTCTAGCTGTTGAAGCCCTTTCGGACTTTGTAAGACTTTTGGCCTTAGCCATTGGAAGGCACCGATCCGGGTTCTTCTTGTTCTTTGAAGTTCCGCAAGGTCCTTTAATCGACCCATCAATTGAGATGCGTACCCAGTTTTGTTTCCTCCAGTTTGCAAGCTCACCCATTATTTCTTTTTGCGTTTAGAACCCTTTGCATAGTTCGGATCCTTACAGTACTTACTAGCCGCCATATTTGCATAGGCACTAGGGTACTTGTCGAAAGTACGACGAGCCCAAGCGATTCCTTTTTTACAAATCTTAGCCATTAGCACTTCTTGCGTTTACCTTTACCCATTTTAGCTTTTACTCCAAGCTTTGGTCTTCCTACTTTACTTCCGTATGTTCCTTTTCCTTGTGGCATAATGTTTTATTTGTTTATTAGTTTACGTACTACCATTATACCAACGACAACCGCCATTAGCAATGAAGTACAAGATGGTTCCGGGACTGTTCCCTTGTATTCAACCCCTAGTCTAAAGTCAAATTCATCCCAAGTGTACTGCACGCCCTCGAACATTAAGCCGTCAAACTCTTGTCTTAGGTAACTAGGCTCGTCCGGGATAAGAAAAAATCCATAGCTTGTGGTTTCTGGTCTTACGGGTTCTAACTGAATCAAAGGAAACTCTTCCTCTTCTGTTGGGAATAATTGGTATTCGTGGCTCATTTTTTAAATAAGGATGTTATGATTGATGCACATTCTCTAAATATTCTAGAGAATATATTGTTCTTAGGTAAGAACATTACTACGATTGATATGATACCAATGTAAGCAAATGTCATACCTAGTATGTTGTCTTGATAGTGTGTAAATATATAAGTAAAAAATTCCATTACATTACTGGTGATACTATTGTTGTGTCATCTTCGTTTATGGGGGTCTCTACCCTAGGTAGTTCCTCCTTGACTTCTTTTGTTTCTTCCTCTAACTCTTCTTCTAATGATTCTTCCAACTCTTCTTCTTCTTCTTTTTCTAATTCTGTTTGTTTTTCTAGCTCGGGCTCTTTAGATGACTCTTCTTCATTTGACTCCTCCGGTTCTGCATCTGTTTCTAGTTCTGTATCTTCTTCTGTATCTGTTTCTGATTCATCACTTTGATCCTCGGAGACAACGGGCACGGGCTCGTCGACGGGTTCGGCGATTTCTTCGGCACTGCTTTCGACGATAGTCTCTGCTTTCTCAACAAAAGTCTGAGCAACTTCTAGCTTTTCTTGGATGACTCCTTGTCCCCAGTGGTCAATGTCCTCAAAGGTTACAAATGTTTCTACTACAGCTGAAATGAACATAGGGGGCTCTATACGCTCCTCTACGATGTCATTAGCTACTGAGGCTACGAACACCTCAGTTTGATCCAAAGCGACTCCAGTCTGTGCTACAGCGGCTGTAGAGACAGCAACGCTTCCGGCCGTTCCTAACTCACTTACTTTCTGTACTACCGGAAAGTCTTTTACCCTTTCGATGAAAGATTTTTTAAGAGCTGAACTAGCTTTTCTAGCTGACTTAATAGCATCCGCGGACTGCTTCTTAATGTCTTCAGAACTTTCGTAGCTCTTTCCATCCAGTACTTCGGACAGAGAGTCACGCAGTTCTTTGAGTTTCTTGTTGGCAGTTTGCTTATCCATTTACACAATTTACACTTCATAGTTACTTCACTGATGATGATCCAAAGTAGAACCCTACGATGGCTAATACTGTTTGTCTAATCTCGGGCAGTATTACATACCCGTGTAAAGTCTGATAGCTTGTTCCCTTTGCAAAACCGAACCACTTGCTGTACTCATCCGCTACGGTAACACCTTCGCCACTATGAGCCAATAGGAATGGAGCAATGATAGCTCCGAACATTACAGTACCTACGATGAACCTACGGACTATAGCACCACCGTCTCCACCTCTTTTGTCCGCTGCATCCGCACTAGCATCCGCTGAC